GAGGCGGGCCGGGCCGCCTCCGGCGCATGGAAGAGGCTGAACGTGAAAGGGATGAACCTGCTGACCCAGACGGACGTCGGCCTGAATGCCGTGAGTTCCGCCATTCTTTATGACGCCGTTTACCGGAAGGAGATGAAGAGGAACCCCGGATTAAGCAGGGAGGAGGCGGACAGGCGCGCCATGATGGAGGTGGAGCTTTCCCTTTCCCGCAAGGCCCAGCCTATGACGCCCCAGCAGCGGTCCCTGGCGGCGCAGACGCGCTCCGTCTGGAATGTCGGCATGCTTTTCCTGGGGGGTGAGAGCATCAATACTTTTGCGGAGACTGTTGCCCTCTGGAAGCAGGGTGGGATGAAGAATAAGGCGAAGTCCGTCAGCATGTTTTACGCCCACGGCCTTCTGCTGGCGTCCATGAGCGCCATGCTTAATTTTTTCACGGATGATGAAAGACGCCGCAAACGCCGGGAATGGTGGCACATTTTTATTGATGCTCTCCAGGGGCCCCTGCAGGGGATCCCCTTCCTGGGCGCGCTGGCGGGCGGAGCTGTCCGCGGCATGTCTTCCCTGTGCGGCTACCGCTATTACGAGGCTACCACTTCCCTTGTTCCGTTCGCTTCCTGGGATAACCTGGAACGGGCCGGAAAAGATCTCGCCAAACTTTTTGACGGGAAGGATAAAGATTGGGTGGATTTTCCGCTGGCTTTCATGGGCGCCCTGCGCATGGCCGCTTTCGGCGCGGCCCTGGGCGGAGCTTCCACACCTAAAGGGGCCAGGTTCAAAGCCGCCGCCTTTTCCGCCGCCGCTTTCGTCAACCTGACCGAGTTCCTCCTTCGCGCCATGAAAGGACTCCCTTTAAGATTGGATGGGAAGTGAGTTTGATTTGAGCAACATCATTACTAATGATATTGCTCAAAATGGAGCAGACTTGGATAAGTGGGGTGGAAGATGAATCTGGTGAAGACGGTACGAATTAAGAACAAAAAGAACCCCTCCACAGTGTTGACGCACCGGGAGGGGTGAAGCTTGTAATCAGATACAGGTGATTATGAGCTTGGGAGTTTGCTAAAAACATCATCTATGGAAGATGACAGGCATCATATTAGCTAGTGAACAAAAAGGAGTCAAGCATCGTCTTTATGTTGACGCCGCCCGTCTGATACGTTATAGGGGATGAACAGTACAGACGGGCGGCGCGTATTACTACATTATTTGAATATCTTCAGGATGAGGAGAAATCCTTGAAGTAGCCAAATGGTAGTTTCAATGCCATTTTCCATAGTTTTATATTTTTAGCAATAGGGGTGTTTACCGCGCATCATTGCCTTTGAACCATTTCGTCAAAAATGTTTGTATGTTCAAAGTTTCGACAGCCATTGCCGAATACGGTAAAGGTGGTTGTCACATACCTTAGGCAAGGCGGTGACAACGAATGAAAGGCTAAAGAAAAAAGGTTATAATTTCAAGAAATTATCGCACAGTTATTTTTAATATATACTATATATTGTAGCATTATTCTAAATTTCAGGGAATATTCCGATTGTCTTGCGTGATTTTTCCTGTCTAGTACTTAGCTTCATGTTCGTCCGACTGGTTGTCAAGTACTTGAGGACTTGAGTTTTTGAGGATATAGGAATACCTTGGAGAAATGAAAGGTTTACTGATTGCCGTTTGTACCCTCCTGGGGCTGGCATTGTTGCCGATGCCTTACGGGTATTATATGTTCCTGCGGCTGGCAGTGTGTGCCTACGCGGTTTTCGTGTTTCTGCAGGAACAGAAAAAAGGAGTGTGTTTCGGGAGCGTGTCAACGGCCGCTATAGCTCTACTTTACAATCCCATTTTCCGGGTGCATTTGGAGAAGGATGTCTGGATGTGGGTGAATGCCGGGACCATCGCTCTTTTTTTATCAATCATGGCGTCATGGGTAATTATCTGGAAGAAGGTGAAGGGTCCGGTTAAAGTCCTGTTTGTGCTTCTGGTGATCGCTTCTGTCGCTTTTGCTGTCGTCAAATATAGAGAGAATGAAAGGCTGGAGAAGGTGGCCACCCATGAGCGAATGCAACAGGAGCGGGAGAGAGCAAAGCAGGAAGAGAAGATGGAATGTTACAGAGCAAGGAAAGGATCGAATACCAAGGAGATGGTCTTGATGGATCTTGTGCTGTTTGCTGCCGGAGATGAAGGGGCGAAAGAGAGATTCCGCGTACGTTGGGGCGAAGATGCTGTTTCCCGCCTTGAATCCGCTAATGAGGAAGAGCGTTCCTACATGCTGGGCATGCGTTTGGCGGAAGTCCTGGGGGATGGAGATAGTGATGCAGGATTTCAGATTTACAAGAATACTCATGATTTGTGGGGCAAGGGTATTGTCTCCCCGGAACAGATATGGCAGGATTTTCAGGGGAGGAATGCATGTGTTGTGGAGGTAGAAAAGAAAATGAACGCGATCAACGCTGATGACTGGAATAGTAACGGAGCCGAGGTTTTTGCTAAAAACTTTTTCAAAAAGCAGATACAACTCAAGATTCCGAAATAAGGAAATAAGTTCAGTTTTTTGAAAAGAACAAAAAAGCCCCTGACCCGGAGGCCAAGGGCTGAACAGGAGCACTTTTCTGGGAGGATGCTACTGTACACGGCTGTAATGGCAATAAAAAACCGCCCGCGTTTCCCAACGTGGACGGCTAACGGAAAATAAAAAAAGATGATTTACCTATAGCACATTTACCCGGTGCGTCAAGCTTTCTCCCACCTGTCCAGGGTTTCCACATAGATGCCGGAGATTTTGCCGCCGTCCATGGGTTCGATGTCTCCGAAGTCGGGATTAAGTGGATGTAATACGTATTCCATTTTTCCGGTTTCCGGATTTTTTTTGCGGCCGAGCTTTTTCAGAGTAACCCCTCGTTCATCATGGTATTGAACAATGGTTCCGGGTTTGGGGATGGGGGGGATAGTGTATTTTTTCATGATGACCACGGAGCCGTCCGGGATGGAGGGTTCCATAGAGTGACCGTTGACGCGCAGCAGGTATTCCCCTTTTTCCAGTTCACGGTATAGCCGGATGTCCTGCGGAATGGTGTCTCCATCCGCCAGGTTGCCGGCTGCAATGTTGCCGATGATTTGTCCCTGGGCTTCCAAGACCGGTTCTGTAAATGCTTCTACCAAGGTAAATTTCTTACGGGCGGCTTCTTTTTCTTTGGCGGCGTTTTGAAGGGCTATATCCGCAAACTCTTTGAGCGCGTTACGGAAGGCACTGTTGATAAACTCCATGAACGTTTGCTGGGTGGCGGTCATGGCTGCGCTTATTACCTCCCATTCCTCGTCCGTGAAATCAAGTTCTACCTGGGGAGAAATGGGAGAGGTTTTTTCCGCCATAAGACGCTGAATGATGAGGAGGGCTTTTGAGGGCACAGGACGAGCCGCGCTTAACCAGTTGTCAACTTGCCTTTTGTTAACACCGCACTGCTCTGCAAGCCATTCACGTGACTTCCTAGAGGCTTTGAGCCATTTTTTGATGTCGTTCTTACTTGGCGTCATGCGTTGATAATACAGCATTTTGGTGATATGTCAATATTCTCTTTGATAGAATATTCAGCAAATGCGGAAAATATTTCTTGAAAAATGTCAGCATATACGGAATATTGTATTCATCAAACGCAACACGCCATGTACTCAATCATCAAATTCAGCGAAATGGAGGACGGCATCAAGAACTGTCTGCTGGCCTATGCCGAGCAAGGAATACGTCCCAAAGAAGTAATGAAGTCCCTTCTTATCCGAGAAGCTCAAAGGCGTGGGTTTGTACTAACCCCGGCCCACGATCTCCCCCGCCCGAAGAACCCCAAGAAGCCGGCAGCATGAAGTACGGTCCCATCGAAGCAATCCTGGCTACTCCTGCAATGAAAGAAGAGTTGCAACAAAAAGGACGTATAGAAGTGCTCTGCTCCGAAGGGTTTCAAACACTTAGAGCAGGAAAAGCGCAAACTCCATTCTGGATGGATGGAATCTATGTGCGGGCTATTGCCTGTAATGAGCGAGCTACGGTAGTTCTACTGGAGGAGGAGTGTGTTTCCGTTCCTTCGGCTGGTAGCGATGTTGGAACAAAAAGTGTTCCCCAACAGTAGATTTAATTTCAATAGTTTCCAGATGGTTAACAATTTCATGGAACTGTTCATGCGAAATGTAGATCGGGTAGTCATGGTCGGTAGTGATGATGTAGCAACAGCCCACATATCCTTCAATTGCGATAATATGATCAATATTGACATAACAGAATACTCCGGGTTTTCCATCGGAATACCTGCCACCATTAAGACCTTCCTGTAGTTTTATGAATTTAGGCATAACAGAATAGTAGCCTCACAGCTTTTATCTTCAAGAATAATGAGCCGGAATGCGCATGAATTTAGGCAATACGAGCACATTCAAAGCCAAGGCGTTACATTGGCAGGCTCTCCATTTTTATTTAAGTAATAACAATCAATATTAATCACTAACAAATAACCAATGATGAACTGGACTGAATTTATTGTTGTGACGCTGCTTAACCTGGCAGGCTACCTGTCCGCGTTGATGCTTGGTATCAGCCTGGGAGAGAAACACATCATTCGCCAGGTGAACAGAACCCTGGATCAGATGAGAAAGGAGCGGGCATGATTATCGAATACGACGACGAAGACCGGTGCATCCGGGTGAATGGCGAATACGTCGCTATCCGGGAAGCGGAGGGCCTCAAGGACGAGCTGGAATTAGCGATTGACCAGTGGGAGGTGGATCACGCCGAGCAGTGCGATAACCCCGACGGCCACTACGACGACTGAATTATGGAAGAAGCCCTTATCGAAGAATTGAAGCTGCTCGGCTGGCACGAGCTTTAACTAATCGCCCGTCCGGGCGGCCATTTTAATTAACCGAACATGAGCACGAATGAAAAAACGTTGAAGAGTCTGGCGGAGGCCCTGGAAACCATAGCCAGGGTGCTTAAGGAGGCTGCTTCTTCTCCTGTTCCTTCCTCCCCGGAGGCGGCGGGCGTGGGATTATTGCCTGATTCCGACGAGGCGCAGGCGATTGCCGCCTTCCGCGGTAAGGTAGTTGTCACTTTGGATGACGTAAGGTTCATGACGGGCTGGGGAAGAGAGCGCATTCTTGCCCTTGTCCAGGATGGCAGCATTCAGGCGTTGCCCGGAACAGGAAGCGCCGGATGCCCCTATGAGTTCCCTGCCCTGTCTGTATGGCGCTATATCCACCAGCAGGATTATACGCAGAAGCCTCAAGTGAATGGAGTGGATATGAATATTCTTCCCCCGCGCAGAAGAAGAAAGGGGGCTGCGGCATGAATACCTTTTTCAAGTTCTTGGGGGCCTGCTCCTTTGGTCTTTCCGCTGCGTGCCTGTTCTGGCTGGCGGTGGAGCTGGATAACGCCGAGCTGCAGGCCGGCAAGAGCCCGCATTCCGGGTTTTGCCCGGAGTCTCCCACACCCATGAAAGCTTTTGACGGTTTGGAAAAACCGTCCCGCTCCACGCGGATCGTGGAAAGCAATAACCAATAGATAGCATCATGAGCGAAGTAACTAAACGACAAGTGCCCGGAGATGTCTTTTTCGAAGGACTTTCCGAGATTAACGAAGGGGCTCTTTTGGAAGCCCTGGACACCAAGATGACCAGCCTTGTTTCCGCCGTGCTGGCAACCGGGAATAATGAATCCCTGACTCTTAAGCTGTCCGTGAAGCGCAAAGGCGGCGTGAATCAGGTGGTGATTGAGCCGAAGGTTACGGCCAGCATCCCGGATCCGACGATTGCCCCGCGCATTATGTTTGCCGATACCTCCGGCGCCCTGCATACGGACGACCCCGCCCAGGGGAAACTGGACCTGGATGCTCCTGTGAAGGTGACATTCCCGGCTGCTGCCGATGTTGATGCCGGAGTCCCCGCCAAGGTAGCTAAGCGCGCCTAAGTTCCCAACAACCACATAACAACATAAACATTATAGAATTAAATTATATGGATAACTTGAACGAAGAAACTCTGGCAGCCGTACGCGTGCAGGAAGTGGCGCATGGTCATGCCGCCGTCGTGCCGAATGGATATACCCTTTATCATCTGGATTGCCTGGGCAATACGCCCCCTCGCAAGGCCGGCAGTGTTCAGCTGCTGGACCTGGAAACGCTGGCAGATTTCGTGAAGGCGGAAGATGCCGAAAATGGCGTCAAGAGCGTGATTTACGTGAGCGACAGAGAAGTATGCGCCGTGCTCAATTATTATTCCCCCGATGGTAATGGATGGGGGGACCACCAAGCCACCATGCAGCTCAACAAGACGGTGGAGTGGGAGAATTGGACCAAATACGACGGACAGGGCATGAGCCAGAAGGATTTTGTAGAATTCCTCGAAGAGAACAGCAAGGACGTGATGAAGCCCACCCCGTCTGCAATGCTGACGCTGGCGAGCAAGTTCGACATGCACCGCAAGGTGGAGTTTAAGTCTGCCTACCGGGCATCCGACGGCGAAACGAAGCTGACTTACAACGAAACGGTGGATTCCAAGAGCGGCGAACTGAATGTGCCCACGGAGTTCACGATTGCGATTCCGGTTATCCGGGGGGCCGAAGGAGATACCACCTATGAAATCAAAGTTCGCCTTCGCGTCCGGTTGACTGATGGAAAACTGTTCTTCATCTATCAGCTTATCCGGGCAGATATTCCGGAACGCAATGCTATTAAGGATATTGCCGACAAGCTGGCAAAGGATCTGCCGGAGAACCGGATTCACCGCGGCGCCGTGTGCCTGTGTACGAAATCCTCCTTCACCGGAGAAATCGACCGATAGTGAGTTGGCCGGGGCCAGTGCCAACTGGTCCCCGGCCTGTTATCAATAACATGAATGTGAATACCAATAACATGAATACCCCTACAACAGAATCCCTGACTTTACAAGAGCAAGGACAGCAACTGTCCGTACTGGGAGCGTTTGCCAACAGTGAACAGTTCCAGATGGCGAAGCAGGCCGCCGAGATGCTTGCATCTTCCAGCATGGTGCCGACCACCTACCAGAATAACCCCGGTTCTTGCTTCATCGCCCTGAATACAGCCCTGCGGCTGCGGATGGACCCTTTGATGATCATGCAGAATCTTTACGTGGTTCAGAACCGCCCGTCCTGGTCCGGACAGTTTGCCATTGCTCTTGTGAATATCTGCCCGAAGTTTTCGGCGACTTGGTTCGAGTACCGTAATGAAGAGGATTTTCAGAAGGGGGTGAGAATGTGTGCCCAGCTGAAAACGGGGCAGAATGTTTACGGAACCTGGATTACCCCGGAGATGGTGAAGGCCGAAGGATGGGGGAAGAAGTGGCAGACGATGCCAGAACAGATGTACAAGTACCGTGCTGCGGCTTTTTTCGCCCGGACGAATTGCCCGGAAGCGTTGCTGGGCTTGAGCGTGGAGGGGGAAGCGGAGGACATGGCCGGCAAGAGCCAGCCGGATATTAAGCCGCCCCTGTTCAAGTCCAGGGAGATGCCCAAGGATGACGTTGTTGAAGCCGAGAAGGTTGCTGACCCCCCGCGGCAGCTGGGAGACGCGGAGGTTCCCGGCAAAGGCGACGTAGAAGTTCCCCCGCCCCATATCCGGCTGATGGAGGCTCTTTCCTGTACGGAAGAGCAACTGAACGCAGCCATTGCGAAGGCCAGCGGCAACAAGGTGAAGAGCTGGCATGAGATGAATGCTGCCCAGATGGAAAAGCTGGCGGCCAATCCTGACAAGCTGCAACCCTTTATCGGATAGGAAGGAGACGACAACATGACCGATACTGTTGAAGATGTACGTAAAGGGCTGCCCTCCGCGTCCGCGTTTGGACGGCTGGCTTTATGCCCCGGCTCGTTTACGATGGAGAAGTCCTGTCCCGACGAGAGTTCCGAGGCTGCCGCAGAAGGCACGCTGTTGCACCGCTATATGGAGTATCTTCTTTTGAAGGATGATGCAGCCGAAGAAGGAATGGAGTTTTCCTGGCATGATTTTCTGAATAGCCGGGAGTATGAGTCTGCCGAGCTGAATCATGAGCAGGTGGAGCTTTGTGGACGTGCTCTGCGTCTGCTGAATGGTGTGAAAGAGAAGATCCTGGATTATCCCGATGCTTTTTTTTCTCTTGTATCCACCGAAGAACGCCGTTTCTTGTCCGACTGGATTGAAGGGGGCGAGTATTCCGGACAGTGGGACGCACTGTTCAGAGTTGGGTCGGATCTTCTGGTACTGGATTGGAAGTTTGGCCGCGTGGCTGTGGATTCCGCCGAGGCGAACCGTCAGCTTGAAGCCCTGGTTCCGCTGGCGGCTCAAAAAGCCAATGAAGAGGGGATTATTTACAATGGCATTTACGCGGCTATCATCCAGCCACGGGTGGCTGGTCCGGCATCTGTTACGTTTTACGATGACGAGGCGATTAGCCAGGCCGAACAGGATTCTCTTGCTGTCGCCAGGGCAGCTATGGACCCGGACGCCCCGCGCTATTGCAGCGAGGCCGCCTGCCGGTATTGCCGGGCCAAGGCGGTGTGCCATGAGGCCGCGTCCATGGTGGAACAGGCTTCCCTGATCGCTACGGACCGGGATAAGTGGGAGCTGTTTTCCCCTGCCGAGAAGGTTCAGGCTTACCGCCTGGCGAAGACGGCAAAGAAATGGGCGGCGGCTGTGGATTACCGGTTTGAACAGGATGTGGCCGCCGGCCTGATTCCCGGTTTTGAGATGGCGCCCGGACGCACCAGTTTCACGGTGACGGATCCTTCCGGGGCGTTTTCCGCGCTGAATGCCGAGTTCCCGGACGAGGTGACGGCGGAAGCGTTTGCCGGGTGCTGCAAGGTCGGCATCACGGAATTGGACAGACTGTTTCACGCGGCCCGTAAAGCGGCGGATCCGAAGGCGACCACGAAGGCCAGCCG